CCTCACAGGCAAAGACGAAAAAGAATATAATCGATTTACTCATAGATACAAAGAAGAAACTTGATGCATTGGAGAAGAATCTGATCTTTTCTCCAAGTCCGAGTCCATCGCCGAGTCCCTCGCCGAGTCCCTCGCCGAATGTATTAGGGCCAGGATTCACAAATGAGGAGATTGCTTTCTTTAAAAGTAAGCGAGGTGGTAAAATGTCAAATGCAAAATTGGTCGACATGATGAAAAATAAGTTTAGAAAGATTCTAGGTGAGAATGTACCGAAGAAGCAACTAGAAACATTCCAGAAAATGTACGCAGAAGGAAAGACTGCACGAAACTTTCTAAACTCACAAATATTGAATTACGGCTTTAATAAGAAATATCTTAATGATTTACGGCTTAATTTCGCACGTCTCCGCAAGACTGTTAAAGGCGAATATTACAAATCCGACATTAAAAAGCTCAAGGATCGATATGATAAACTGAATATGATTCGTAAAAATCTAGAAGCCAAGTACACTACACAGCCACGGGTTCACACGCCACTGATTCGTGTACCTGTTGAGGTTCTCTGATGAGCTCACATAGGCCATGTTCCCTCTTGTACAGGACCGTATCCCAGAACCTCTTCATAATCGGTAGCTTTTCGCGAAACCATTCCCTGCTTCGTGGTACTCGCAAAACTGTCATACTATCCTTCTCCTCACAATACTGAACAAAGTCACACTCTTCTAGGTCCATAATTTCCATAAGAAGTTGCACCTGAGGATAATAATACTCTGGAATCTTTGGACACAATTTCTTAGGACACTTGATTTCTATGAGAATTCCTTCGTTTGTTACTCCATCGGGACTTCCACCTAGCCATTGATATTCCGGATGGACGAGAAGACCAATTTCGTGTGTCTTTGTATTGTACTTGGCGTCATACATGTCTCTTACAATTGGCTCTAGGCGAATACCTCGAGCAGTATTTTCATTTCCCGAAAACTTCTTGTACCCACACTTTTCAAGTATGAGAGAATCTGGTCCTTTAAAAAAATTTACACCGAGTGCAGATGCCAAATCGCTCGCTGTGAGCATATTTCCTCTCAACCTAAACCATTCCATACTGCGCTGCTCGTCAGAACCCGCTCGCTCCAAGAGTTCCTTCACCTTGGAATTCATTTATTCTAAACAATTCCAAAGTTTTAAGTGCGGCACATTGCTCGGCTTGTTTCTTCGTGGAGCCGTGACCCGACCCATACCGCATTGATTCAATGTACACAGACACAACAAATACACCATTAACCTGTGAGTCAACTTGGTACACGGGTAGTTGGATTCGTCTGTTTTGGCAGAGTCTCATGAGTGCATCCTTATAATTATCATCGTGCATATCAACGGGAAACATATCTATAAGCCTAAAAATAAATTGCTTTGTGTGAAGGATACCCAAGTCTATGTACACTGCACCTATAAGAGCTTCGAGTACATCTTCCATAATCTTTGGATTACGATTCCATCCTTTTTTGATACCTTTATCATCCATAAGTATCCAGTTATACAACCCCAAACGTTCTGAGATGGTAGACAATGTGGACCCTCTCACAAATTTGGTTCGCGCCTTGGTCAGAAACCCCTCCTCCTCCTCATTACAATACGTATCATACAAGTACTTTGTAATGATAAATCCCAACACAGAGTCGCCCATAAATTCAAGATTTTCATAACTTTTTGATAGCGAGGGAATCTGTTTCAGTGCTGATTTATGCGTAAATGCTCTAATGTATACATCGAGATTCTTAATCTTTGTCCCTACGAGTCCCTCGACTATCTCTTTTGTAATCATATTATTTTATAGTATAGTATTTATTTTAAGCCTTTGCCACCTTTGGCTTGCCCTTGCGCGGAGTTGGTGGCTCTGGCTGGGACTCGGGCTCGGCCTTTGGCGCCTTGCCGACATAATGATGATTGATGTACCGCTGAAGATTCGTCACTGTAATGTCAACACCCTGCTCAGGGGTTAGCAGTGCGTGAAGCGCGTCATCCGTCTTGATAATCTTACCACTGTTGAGTCCCTTCTCCTTTGCATACGCGAAAATACGCTTCGTCACATCGGAGCGAGAAATCATCTCGCCCTGAGCCAGACCTAGGAACGCGCGAAGATCCTCTGAGATCTTCTGAGGGTGCTTGAAACTGTTATTCTCAGACCGAGCCTTTGCCTTCTCGCCATCAGGGTCCTCGATCTTTTGACGAATACGGTGAACCTCCTTCTGAAGAGCCTTGACCGACTTCTCCAGTGAGATGAGGTAATCCTGAACGGACTCGAGAGATGCCATTTCTAACAAGACTTGTTACCTTGTCTTTAAATAGAAATAATATCACGATAAGTACTACAGGATATGGAATAATCAAAGCGGCTATCAAAACCTGCCACACTTTTATTCCCCACATGAGCTCTGTGTTCATTGCATCATATGGGAACAATGCGTTCAGGTCCATTCTCTAATAATGTTATATAAAGAAAATGGAGTATGGCAAACCCACCAAGCTTCCTGACGGGCGATATTTCCTAAAGATTACGGGTTCTGCTCACAAGCAGATTAACAATGCTGAAGTACAAGAGGCTCACTGTTTCAAGGTTCCAGTTTCACTTGAGGAGTATGATGCAGAAATTCTGAAGAGAGCAGAGGTTTCATCAGAGGAGTGGTTTGGCAGAAAGATTGAGAATCTCAAGGGTGCATTCGATTCATCAGTCACGTCAGGTATACTCGAGGCGCCTTTGACTAAGAAGACGAAGGTGTACGATGCACAAAAAAATGAAGTGGATGCATCCGTTTTGGTACCCGGTGTTAGATGTGACATTATCGTTGAACTTGTTGGTTTATGGTTTATAAAGAAATCATTTGGCCCGGTGTGGAGAGTTATACAGGCAAGACTCAAAAAGGAAACATCAATTCCACAGGTGTACATGTTTCAAGATGAGGCTGATTCAGATGACGAATAAAAAAATTCGCGATGAAATATAAATGATGAGTCTTGATGGAAAGTCTCTCGCTATCATCGCCCTTGTTCTCTTCATACTATACATGATATTCAAGCCCAAGAGCAACAGCCCATTTACTCTTGAAGGTTCACCTATATCCGAGTCCATGGACGCTATTCCATCCCCCCCGGTGACAGACCAGGTAATTTCTTCAGCCCTTCTTCCAAAGGAAGTTCCTGTATCTGACGACTTTGGTCAGTTTTCCAGTGACGCGATCCTGGCAAACCAGAATTATTTAGATCCTCGCGGTCAGATTGGGTACCCAGAGACCATTGGCGGTACTCTGCGTAACGCCAACTTACAGTTCCGCTCAGAGCCCGCAAATCCACGCGACCCAGTCAGCATATGGAACCTATCAACAATCACCCCAGAACTCATGAGACCGACGTTCGAGATTCAGGATAAGGAGTATCAGTAAATAAAGATTTCACGTTAGTATACATAAATGGCTGATCGTCTAAAGACTGTTATTACAGAGTGGATCGAGCTAAAGAAGCATCTAGCCAGTGCTCGGAAGGATATGCAAGTTCTTTCCAAGCGCGAAAAGGCTCTCGCTGAGGATATCAAGACTATGATGCTAGAAAACGAGGTTGAGGATGTGAAGATTCAGGATAAGAAGATTAAGCTACGAACCAAGACTGTAAAGGCGGGAATTACAAAGGATGTCATTCAGCACGGACTCAGCGTTTTCTTTTCAGGTGACGCAGTTAAGGTTGAGACGGTTATTAAGACTATAGTAGACAACGCGCCTTCAAAGGAGCGTACTACACTGCTTCTGTCGGGGGCGAAGTAGGTCCAGGGTCCAGGTGCTTTGCACCTGTCCAGGTGCTTTGCACCTGTCCAGGCGCTTTGCACCTGTCCGATGGACCACTGTGATCTAGGAGAGTTTGAGTTGTATCAATACAGTGATTCAGACGAAGATCCGTGGACAATCTTTGATGAATTTACTATTGAGGATTGGCAAGATTGGTACAGCGAGGATCTTTTGAACGTGTGGATGTCAATTGTAGAGTATCACGAAGAGTGGTATCTTCCATTGCGTAAGACTTTTAATGATTTTTCATATTTTGTTTTTGAAACCGAGGAGGAGGAGGAGGTTATCACAGATGAAGTCCAGGCGATGAGGAATCACCCTTTTGTAAAAAATCGCAATTGGGAAAATTTTTTCTTTGGTGTTGATAAATGAACAAGATTGATATCACCAGCCAGAAGGTTATTCTACCGGCGCTGCTTTTTGCAGCCCTGAGTTCAGGTGTGCTCTTCTTCACCAAACGAGCTGGGTCCAGTGTGATTGGTACCACGCTGATTGTTCATGCGCTCCTGTTTGCACTCATGTATTACGTGATTATGAAGTTTCTTCTCAAGAAGAATCTGACTCGTGCAGATATTGTCGTTCCTCTGATATTGTACGTGGTTCTGACGCCAGGTGTGTTCCTGACACTGCCACCAGGCTCTAAGGGTGTGTTCATGTCCGGCCAGACGTCCACGCCAGCTGTTGGTGTGCACACTCTAGTGTTTGCTATAGTCTTTGCCCTGCTTCGGAGCAAGTTCCCAGCGTACTATTAGAGACTAAACGCATTATAATGTCAAATGACAATTAGGCATCTTATAATAGGGTGCGGTGGTACAATAATATTTTCGTTCCTTGGTGTTCTCAAAAAACTAGGACCACTTGATACGCTAGAAGCAATTTCGTGTTCGTCAACTGGGTCTATTATAGGTCTTTTTTACGTATTCACAAAGGGTGACGTGGATCGTATGCTACATATGGCCCTCGAAGCTCCATTGGACAAGTTGGCCCATATTGATGTGAAGGTTTTTCTCAGTAAATTTGGGCTCATAAATACCCGTAACTTTGAGAGGTACATTGATTCACTGTGTTCATTGACATTTAAAGAGCTTTATGAATACAATCCGATTAAACTTCATATAGCAACGTACAATCTCATGACGGATAAGACAATCTACATGTCGGTTGATACGACACCCGACATGAAGGTTTCGCACGCAGTGCGGAGATCAATTTCTGTTCCGCTTGTTATGATGCCATGTTTTGTGCCTGGTGAGGGGAGTGTTTTTGTTGATGGGTCTTTTGCAGAGGTGAGTCCTTATCAAGTGTTTCTAGGGAAAACTGATGTGCTCGAGATTCGGTATATGGCTTCACCAAAACCTAAAAAAATGCCCAGAACACTTGTTGAGTATGTGTACAGTATAGTATTTTCATTT